CTGTTATTGCCTGACCTATGTTTCTTTGATAGGCTGAATCTAAACCGTCAAAATCACTCTTTGTTCTTTCTATTGGTCTAACACCTAACAACAAGTCAACATCTCCTGATTGTAATGGCACTTTTCTTGCACCATTTAACAATAGACCTACACTTTCTTCACCTGAACTTGTTTGTGCTACCAATAAAAATTCATCAAATGCTTCTGTGGCATTTGTAAATCCGTGTGTGCTGTCAACTTTGTAACCATGTCCTATTGGATATGAAACAAACAGACTTTGTCCATTTGTAGGTGTAAAATAAGGATTAAATTCTGCTGTTGACAATGGCGGTCTTAGATATACAGTAGTTGAACCTGGTGTGGCTGTTATGCTTGTAACTTGTATTTTCTCCCATCTACCGCCTGATGTTATTGTAGAACCAGCACGTTTTTGTCTTCTATAGATATTCAATTGTGTAAAGTTTGCAACAGCGTGTGGATTGAAAGTCAATTTATAAACTGTGTGTGTTGCACTGCTGTATGGATATTGGTTATCATTTAACACCAATTTCCATTCTGTAACTTCTACAACAGGATCTGGTGGTGCAGGAAATGCCTCATCAATTTGTTTCAATGCTTTTGATGTAAGCATACCATGTTCAACATCAAGACTATCTAACCAGTTACCTACATTTATTCCTGTGTCTCTGCCTGGATATTCTGGTCTTGTTTGGAAGTTGTGAACAAATCCTCTTACAAATATACTTTTCGTGCTGTCTGTTCTAACACCACTGTTGTTATATAAAGGTGTTATAACATATTCATATTCTTGGTCAAATTCAATTGGCACAAACTCTCTACTCAAACCTGACGTGCCTGATATAAAGACTGATGTGCTTTCATATGTTTCAAAGTCTGGATCTGTGCCTGGTATAACCTTTCTATAACGTATACGCATACCAACCCAACTTGCTTGAACACTTGCGTCTGGTGGATGAAAGAAGAAACGTATATGATCATAGCCACCTATGTTACTTGCTTCTACACTTTTCAATATAACCTGCATTGAACTTGCGGCACTTGGTGCACCTGGATCTGCAATTACGATAGAAAAGTCTTTTCTATCTTCTTTTATATGCGGCACTTCATAGAATGGATCAAAAGCATAGGTGCCAACGCCACTACGTTCTGTTCTTGCACTCATATATCTTGATTGTTTTGTGCTTTCTGTGCCGTCTTTGAACAAGAAGCGGAATACAAAATCATAATTTTGTTGTGCGGCTGTAGGAGTGCTTGGATAAGCAGGTGTTCCTATGCTACCTGCCGCTATGTTGAATGTTTGTTCTACACCTGGCACATAACTTGCATCAAATGTAGCGGTATACCTTGTAAATCTGTCTGCTGTGCTTGGTCTAACATAATAAGCAACACCTACGACATCAAAATTTGCAGGTGCATTGTTAATTTCTTGTTTAACAGTAATCTGCATTTCTTTAGGACTTCTTGGATTGCCGCCTGTTGTAAGCGTAAGACCAACAATGCTGTTAAATGGTGTATCTTTGATAACAGTTGGTGTGCCTGGATCACTTGGCCAACCTGTTTGTGCTAATTCAGGATAATCAATTGGATCTGTAACAATGGCGCCAGCGGTGTTGATGTTCACCCTGTTTATACGTGAACTAATATTGTTTGTGTATTTTACACGCATTAACACAATATAGGTAGCGTTTTGTAGTAATGGTCCTATTCTAAATGTAAATTCTTGATTTGCACCTGGTTTTGTGTCAACAGTCATCTGTTGGTATACAGTCTCAGTTGCAATGCTTCTCTTGTAGTATACTATAAGTTGTTTGTAATCATTATTTGCTGGTTGTATACCTGTAAGAGTAGCGTAAACTAAATTGCCTTCAAATGTCAATTCGCTTTTCTTAATCTCCACAAAATCATCATATGTAACAGGAGGCGGTGGAGGATCCTTTGGTGGTTGTGGATCTTCTGGCTCTTCTGGTGGAGGAGGTGTTGGTGGTGGTGTAATTACAGGATCATCTGGTGGCTCAGGTTCTGGTGGATCTGCAATTGGTGGCGGCGGAGCAGGTGGCTCAACCGCATCTACATTCAAACAATTTTGTGCTGTTGTGCTAAGACTACCAAATGTTGCTGTGTTTGTAATTTTTATATCATATGGTTGATTGGCATCAGTCATTGCCGCTGTTGTTTGCATAACAACTTCTTCATCACTGTTTCTTGTTACACTTGTTGGTGTAATTTCTGTGCCATCATTACCAACAAAGACTGCTGTTAATCCTGTTTTGAAACGCACACCACTAACTGTAATATTATGCACGCCTGCACCTGAAACAGTTGTTGGCGTTGTGTTTGTAATCAAAGGTGGTAAATGCACAATTGGATGTGGTGCAACCTTAGGTGGTAAAAGTCCAACTGGCTTGCCTCCAACAATAACAGGATAATAAATTTCTCCACCTTTTGGCACGTAAGGTGGTAAAACAATATCTTCTTCACCAACTCTTGTGTGTGGATACAAACTGTCGTCATTTCTAACACAACCTAAGTCTACGGTCATGTCATTGTTAATTTTCATTGTAATAATACGAAATGGTGTTGTGCCAAAGTTTAACATTTTATTTTGTATTCTAATGTTATCACCAGGCTCTAATTCAATTGCTTGTGATGTTGCTGTAAACGAAACTGATTCTTGAAACCTACTTTTGTTAAACAATAGTCTTGCCATATCCTTGGCAATAGCATAGTTGGTAATCGTAGGAAATGTTGCTTCTAATTTGTTTTCTCTACCACCATCTTTGTCAATATATGTTTGTCTTTCTGCAAGTGTCTCAGGATAGATTACACTTTCTACTGAAAACTCTTTGTCAGGATCTACATAGTTAATTTGCACTACGTTGTATTTTGCTGTTCTTTCAATTGCTTGGTATGTTACATTACCCTGAATATTGTCTTCATTAAATGTTGCGGCAATAGTTGCAACACCGCTTGTGATGTCTGTTTCATTACCTGCGTCTTCAATCTTTAATTTATACTTTCCTTGGACATAGGGCATATACGCACGGAACCCCATCAATAAGGTCTTTACATTGGCGAAAAGCGTCTGTCCGCTGTCAATGACTGCATGAGTGGTTAAAATAGGTCCTGAAGTGCTATCACTGTCTAAGTATGTTACTTCTGTATCACATTTGTTTTTTGCATTTAAAAAACTTGCAAAATCAATGTCGTCATTTTTCAATCCTTTACCATAGCGTGGATTACGCAAATAGTCTAACAAGACCATTGCAGGATTTGTAGAATATTTTTCTGTTTCGCTATCATATGCTGTGCTGTGTGATGAACTTGTTACGTCTGCAATTTTACGTCCTAACAGCGTTGTTTTAATTGCAGGTATATTGCCTGTAAATGGATTGTTATCTGCGTCTTCTTGTGTTTCTATCTTCTTCCATTCATATCTAATAAAAAGTGTAGCAACACCATTATAGATCATCTTGCTGTCCCAACTTGGTGCATCACTTAGAGGATTCCAACTGCCACCTACTGTGCTTGAACTTGGTGTAGAAAAGAATTTACCATGTGAGAAACGCATTTTAATTCTGCCCTTATACCTACCTTCATCTACGTTTACTGTTTGTCCATTGTTTAGTAGAGGTATGTATTTTGCGGCAAGTTTGTTGTCATCAATTGCAAGGTCATACAAACCTTCAATTGGACCTTCTGCCAATGCATAAGCAACCCAAAGATATTTGTTGTCTGTTGATCCTGTTTCTGCAAAGGTAATTGCACCACCTACACGTCTAAGGCCATATACAATTGGTATTTGAACAGTGCTACCTGTTTGTGTAATAAGAACGCCTTGTTGTCTATTTGCTTCAGCACCTGCATCTGGTATATCTGGTGCGCCTCCAAACAATCCCATGAAAGGTTGTGCTATAAAATTAACAACACTTGAAACAACATTTACAACGGCCTTGACAACACCTACTACGGCTTTGACAACACCTTTGACAACTTTCTTTATTGTTTTTACTACACCACCCATTAGTTACAATCCTTTGTCATCCATAGTGCTTCTTTGAACCCTATGCTTTCATATAATTTACGACTTCTTTCAATGTCAATACCAATGTCACCTGCTGTTATTTTTTCACAGTCAAATATTGCACCCCATTCTTCTACAGCATCAACTAATTGTTTGAACGCTTGTATGTTTCTATGCGTTTTTAACATATAGATTAAATCAATGTGTGCATACACAATGTTTTCATTCCACTGTGGAGTTGTCATTGTGCCACTTACAAATCCTACTGGTCTTGTGCCATCATAAGCGTTGAACCAAAAGAAACTGTCTGTAATGGTCCTGTTTCTTATAAGATTGATTACACTGTTCTCATCAAACTCTTCTCTAATATGAGGATTTTTTTCACTTGCTTCGTCACAGTAATAATGACATAGATTGATTGTAGTATCTATTTCTTCTGGACGCATTTTTCTTACGATCATTCTGTTCTACCCCATAAAAATTCTGAGTTGCCTACAAAACCAGACTTTTCAAATGCCAAATCATACTGTGCACCTTGCAACAACCAATTGCTCCAATTGTTAGTTTTTCTGCCTGCTGTTCTTTCAAAGTCTGCAAAATGACTACTTGCATCAACTGATATTGTGCAGGTGTTTGCTGTTTCTTGTATGCTTACGTTGAATATTTCTCCGTCAAACATTCTAATTGCACTGGTTTGACCCGCACTGTCATCAGTGCCAATAATTTGTAGTGTGTTAATGTCTAAAAATACTTTGTATACAACGACCCTTTTGCCTTCAGGTTCTTTGCCTACAAATTTGTCTATGTAACCGCTGGGAAGTCCTGACAAGTTGATTGAAAATTTTCCTACCCTAACATCAAAGTCTTCATTGATTGCAGAGTGCCCTAAAAATTCTCCTTGTGCTGAATATGTGTTGGTGCCTGCCGTTGGTGCGGTGTCTGAATCGTAGGCAACGTCAATACCACCACTTGCAAGATACAATGGTGCGTCTGCGTTGTTTACGTCTTTGAGATGTAGTTCAATAAGATCAATTGCAATAGTATGATCTCTATAGTATTCATCTCTTAGATATTCCTCTGTTGAAAAACTTTTCATTTACCATGTCTCTCTCATATCAACAGATATGCTTGTTAATCCTCCAATCCCAACATCAAATTTTTGTTGTGGATTCTCCATTATTGCTGTAAAAGGCACTGCTGTAACTATTACGTCTTCGTTGTTGCCTACATTTGCAACCAAACTGCCAGCAAAGAATATTGTTGCTTCACCACTGCCATTTGAAGTTGCTGTTGCTACTGCTTGATACACTTTTGAATGTCCTGCAAATTTAAAATAATCACCTACATATAAAACGTCTTTGTTTGCACCACAGTTGTCTACCACAACACTCTTTGCACCTATTGAATAAGTTGAAGTTGTTGCAGGAACTGTGCTTGGTGGATTAGTGCTTTTGCTGTAACTAATTTTTGGTAGTATTATTTCAAAACTCAACAAACTACCATATGTTTGTGCAAGAAATCCTTCTACAATGCCTGCTTCTAAGTCTGTTAGTGTGGCATATTTTGCTTGCCATGTATAAAATTGGTGTCCAAATCCTACTCTGCGT